AGTTAATAAACTGTGATATGTTATTTTCTACAATAGTCCAGGCATTATACCACTCAATGATCATCTCCAGGCGCTCATGAGTTTTATTGATATCATCAAATCTTCCGCACCAAGCAGCTACAATTTTATCTGGTTCTATATATGTCTGTATTTCAGAGCCATTATTTCTAGTAACCTCAACCGGTCTTTTGTAAATATAAATAGAGCATAGAGATTCTGAGGTAGTTGTTTTACCTTCTCCCACGGGGTCAACAGATGCATAGTAAGTTCCAAACTCAGCCTCTTTTTCTGGTCTCTCCCATACCACAAGAGTACCGGTTTTATCCTCTGTATTCTTAGTTATAGGAAATTCCATAATAGGTAACTTATTAGTTATCTCTACAGTTACTTCACCTTTGGCATCTCTTGATATATCCAAGAATTCATATGGGTATTCTTTCTCTTCAATCCTCTGCATCTGAGCAGTAATAAGGTGACTTGGAAATAAAGAAACTGTTCTGTAGTCAAATGCTTCTTTTACATTCCTAGGATGCTGTGATATACGGAGCTGGTATTCTTGTGGATCCAGTTCTTTTTTCCATTTATCAAACTGCTCATCCAGTGCTTCTAAAGCTTCCTTAACCTGAGAGTTTCCATATTTATCTACATATGGTGGCATAGACCACTGCTCAGGAATAAACAACCCTGTTGTACCAATAGTCCCTTTGTCATCTATAAGATCAGAAAATACAGAATAGATATCATTAGCCTCAGGGTGCATGATCAGTTTTTTCAAAGGCTCACACTGACTAAGATCACCGACAGAACCAGCAGCTATAAATGTACCTGTAGTTATCATACCAGATCTAAGCGCAGGTCTCAGGTATTCATAAGTCTGATTCATCTTTGGAGCAATACCAGCTTCCTCATGAAAGAAGTATTTGGTAGGACCACCCACACCTGTAGTAGGGCTTTTTTCAAAAGACATTGCTTGTATTACACCCTTAAGACCTATCTCAGTCTTTCTTTTCTGTCCCCCCACAAAGTTTACAATCTCAATCTTCTGTTGCCAGAACATTGTTTTGTTTGGGTTCATAGGTCTATACCAAGCAGTATGTTTATTTAAGAATGACTCGTATTCATTTAAGAATTTCCAGCTACCCTTTTCATTAATATAATCTTTAAGACTAGCTCCCATCTTTAGGGTAACCCCCTCCTCAAACCAGATCTGGTTTATAAGTTTACCACAGTGAAAGTATGAGCTAGCAATCTGACGCTTCTTTAATATAGCACAGTGCTTATAATCTAGCTCTGCTAGTATCTCATAAAGAGCCATGTGATACTGAGCATCCCTTACATCAGCAAATCCATATCTCTGCGTCTCCTTATTAAAGATTGGCAAGAAGTTTAGCCACATGTAGTAATCCCTTGTGATATACCAAGAATTGGTACCCGATTTAAAGATTACACCCTTCCTACACTTTTCTTTTTCTGTATCCCAGTATTTTATAAAGTCTTTAGTTCCAGCTGGTGCTGTGCAATAAATTCCGTTTTTATTAAACAGTCGTGCTTGTTCATTAAACAGCTTAGATACTTCATCAAAGGCATATTCCCCTGGTTGTTTGAAGATTGATCTGCAGAAAGAATAAAAATCTTTCCTACTTTCAAAATCTGTGTAGCTCCATTCTCCATTTTCACAAGTGGGTATATGTTCGTAGATTTCAGTACTCATTCAGTAATTTAAGTATTTCATTTAGAGCCTCATGTCTATGATTCTCTGTAAGAACTATCTTATTCACAAATCCTGATTTTTCAATTTTAGGTATATCATGAATAGCAGAGTCGCTTTTAATCTTAAGATCAATCTGCTGTAGATCACCTGTAAAAATCATAATTGAGCCCTTACCTAATCTACCTACACACATCTGTAGCTGTGCCTTAGTTAAGTTCTGAAACTCATCTATAATACACACAGCATTTTCAAATGTTCTACCTCTAAAGTGACTAAGTGATACAAGTTCTATGTTACCTTCCTCTTCCATCTTATTTAGAATGTCGGGTTTATCATAGACCTTCCTCATATTAGACTTGATTGGCACCAACCAGGGTTCCATCTTTTCTTTTTCAGAACCAGGAAGAAACCCATTGTCTTCAGTAGAAACTGTAGGTCTAGTTATGATAATCTTGTTTACTTGCCTTTTAAAGTACAAGTCTAGGGCAATTTGTACAGCAACTAAAGTCTTACCACTACCAGCATACCCTATCAAGAAATTGTATGGCGTACTGATAATCAGTTCTTTAGCTCTTTTCTGCTCCTCGGATAAAGTTATTGAAAACTTTATCTCCCCTTTTGGTGGGGTCTTTTCAATATTTGTTTTGGCCATACTATAAAGATAGGGGTTATCGCATATTCTCAATAAACTTCTTCATTAAAAATCCTAGAAGATAACTGTATGCTTCATCAGTATCTGAATTATGCGGCATACCAATTCTATCAAAGGTATACATTACAGCATGTGACAACTCATGAACAAGTGTTGCCATAGTGTCTTCATCATCAAAATAAAAGTGATTAAGTTTAATCCCTATGACACCATTCTCATAAAGAGCAGTCCTTGCTAAGTTTGTAAATTTCATATCCATAAAAGGATCCATATACATCTTAAGGTTAGGACTTTCCAACGAAGGTATAACTCCATGTTCTACAAGAGCTACTACTAGATCTTCATTATCCTGATTAACACTTACAAATAAATCAGCATTATATATTTCTAGGTTGATTGAAAAAAACTTCCCATTATAACTGATCGTAGGCAAGTCCTTGACCTCCTCTGACTTGACTTTTTTGTTCGTCTTGGAGGTCTTTGTAGGCGCCTTTGTAGCTGTCGCGGATTTGCTGAAACTTTGCTGCAGCGCTGACAAGTGAGTTAATGTTTCCATCTCTACCGTGTGTTATTTCTGTTTTTTCCATGTAAGTTGCTAGTTTATCTAGCATTTGCTTGATACCTCTATATGCCCTAGATGTTGGCGTTTCATACATATCAGAGCAAAATCTTAAAGCATTAGTAATAGCAGAATCATCAGTAGAGAAATCAGCATCAATTTCAGATAGGATAATCTCTTCTTTATCTACTTCAGATGTATTAAAGAATGGATTGATATCAGGATTAGGGCATGTCATGTAAAATATATACTGATATATCTTTAGATAGTCATCAGGATAATTATCCATTATTTTCTTTAAGGTCGCAAGAGTATAGCAATGTTCCGTTGGTATTACAACTCCATTTTGTATATCAAATAGTTTTACAATCATTTTCTATCTAAGCTTATATTTTTACAGAATCTTAGTTCCTTGTTGCTCAGCGTCCAAATCTCCCCATCATCCATAGCACAGGTAAATAAAAGATCGTGTTCCTGGCTATAATCAATAACAAGGAAAGCATAACCTTCCATATCATCTGACACCCTTTTAATAGGGATCATTGGATTAAGCTGAAGCATCATTAAGATAGTTTATAATAGATATGACCTCTGTTTTTAAATAAGGTAGCTCATGTCTATCAATATTTTTAATAATAGGATGCCCATCTAAATCAAGCCGGTGAATTTTATTACCCTTTTTATCCAGACCCTCATCCTCAAAAATTACATGGTCTAATAAAAGTCTGCCGGGTTTTAGCTTAGGGTTATGCTTCAAAATCATATACATGTAAAGGCTAAGCTGCAGAGCATAATGATTATAGTTGCAATCATCAAGATGAGATACTGGATGAAGCATCTTTTTAGATATTCCTTCCCAGTTCTTGTACGATTCCTTTTTAATCTCTTTGTTTGTCTTATAGTCATAAATATCAACTCTGCCATTTACTACTTCAACCCTATCGGATTGGCCACAAACACCGGCTGATTTCAGGTAAACAAAATGCTCAGGATAAACACCATCCTGAAGTTTTTGGTTAGGTGCTGTTTTTAATCCGTCAACTTCTACTGATTTAACAATTTTTAAATCAAAACCTTCCCTACTAATAGTATCACAACTAAGTATATCTGACTCTCTTTGGTTATGATACCATGTACCTAAAGTTATAGCTCTATCTGATTCTGCTTTCCACGCCTCTTTTATATCCTCAGGAGACATACCATACCATTTGCTTTTCTTATTTCTAGATGATTTTTCAGCTATTAGATCAGCATCAAAGTGTTCTTTAAACTTAGAAATAACAGTAGTAACGCTAACCCAATCTATATTCTCAGATGGATCAATGCTTACATACTTATGTTCCTGGGGTAAAAATTTAACCGGCATTTTCTTCAAGGTTTTTATTAAGCGCCTCTTCCTCCTCTTCAGTAAGTACAGCCTTCCATTTGCCTGCCTCACATTCAGATGATAGAGACCTTTGTAGAAACTGGAGTGAACAACCGCATACGCCACAGCAGGGTTGAGTTCCGGGAGCAAAACACTTGTCACCGCTTCTGTCAATATTAGGGCAGTCTTGACATATTTTGTCCCTAGCTGCTGCAACTTCTTCAACATGTTTATTCTTAAAAAATGAGTTCTTGATACCCTCAAGAATCTTTCCCTTTTTCTTCCAAACCTCTAGTATTGTCGCCATATTTATTAGATTTTATTTCATACCTTCTTTGCTTTTCTACAAGCATTTGCTCTTTGAGATTTTGTAAGACATCCAACCTAGACTTCATATTATCATACTTGGTATATTTGGTAAAGTTTTCTGTCCCTAGCTTGTTTATAGCATTCTCATACTTATTGATAGTATTGTATAAAGACTTTTGTTTTACCTGAAATATCCCTAAATTTTCAATGTTTATTCTAGGATAAGCGGCAGATGTAATACACTTTCTAACATGCTGCCAATAAAAGTCTAGTACATCTGCTACCAGACTTTCTTCAAGACCTAACTCATAATGTAGATCTTTAACTACTGTTTTAGCTTTCTTTGGATTCAACTCTTACAATTTTATAATCCAGTAGAATATTACCATCTGTCTGAACTTTTATCTCTGGATTAATCTTAATCTTCTTTTTGCTTTTACCCAGCTTAACTATAAGGTTTCTCTTCTCTGCTTTAGTTAAAGCGTTCCTTACAGATTGGCTGCTGCCAAAAATTTCTTTCTGGACAGCAGCCTCACAAAACTCTGTAAGTTCTCTTTCACCAGTTAATGCTAAAAAGGTTAAGCAATTGAGATCAAGACCAGAAACTGGGATATCCCCTAGATGACAATAAACAGCAATCTGGAACTTAGTTATACTCCAGATGTCCATTCTTATCCTCTTCTGTACTTGATTAACGATTGCCATTGTTGGTTTAGGTTAGCATTAATTAGTTTTGAGAGTCCTCTTTTTAGGAGGTGTTGGTTCATCACCCTCTTCTTCTGCAGGAGGTGATTGAAGCTGAGCCTGACGAATCATTGCTACCATTCTGCGGAGTCTTTCATCCTCAATATCTGCAGATAACTTCTCAAACTCATGCTGTACCTTCATGAACTCTATCTGTTCTTTATAGAAGTCCAGCATTTCTTGTTTTCTGCCAGCAATTTCTTCAGGAGTGAGTTGTACACCCTGATCAAGCGTTTCTTCTGTGAATGCATTTTCCATTTTGTTGTTTATTAAATTTACACTACAAATATAGTGTATAAGTTTAAACTTACAAAATTTAAACTCTAAAAAGAAAACCCGGACTTTTCCGGGTTCTCTCTTTTACAACAATAACAAAACACAACACAGAGTACAACAACTCAATCTTTTTTTCCTTTAAGATATCCTGTAAGTTCAGCTAATGAAGCATTCATTGCATTTACTGAAGATGATATGGCATCTATTTTAATGTCTAGTCTTTCACTAGCAGTCTTTTGCTCTTCCCTAAGTTCACTTATTCTTGTATAGATATTCTGTTCTTTTTTACTAAAGTCTTCTTTAGTTTCTTTTAGAGATTGATTTAGATTAGCCATATCTCGGGAGTGATTATCTTGCATGTTAATAAAGTTAGTTGCTAATTTATCAACAGATCTTTTGAGTGTATAATATAAACCAAACAGTGATGACACCCCCACTACTATAGTAATTACATCCCTTGTCTCGAAGAATACTGTACTTGGTTCCATGAATAAAGAAACATATATATATATTATAATATACTAAGAAAACTTATAACAACGCAAAATAAATTGTGCTAAATGTTAGACCGGCCAGACCTATTGTTAAACCTACATTCTGTAGTACAAGACCTCTGTTTTTTTTCTTAAGATCTTTGATCTCATTATCTTTCTCTAGCGCTATTGCTTTCTCAATAGCCTGTTTATTATCATAGATTTCTTGCAGAGCTTCATAACTGTTAGCCTGAATGCCGGTAATCTTTGAATAGTAATGAACTTTAAGCTTCTCTAGCTGATACAAACTATCTATCTCCATAGATGTATTGTACCAGTACATCATACTAGTGAAGTTTAGATTCATTAGTTGCAGGTCGTAGGTCGTAAGTTTTGGAGTAAAATCCGGATTTAAGGAGGGAGTCTGATTTTTGGAGCGTTGACCTAAACTGTTTATTTGCAGTAGGGTCATCAGAATTAAGAATATTGTATATCTCATCTTTGTAGTATTTGTTTACTGTAAACCGTTTTTCTATAATAGTATCTGTGCGAAAGTTTAAGGAGTCTATCTTAAGATACAAATCAGTAGCTGCCTTTGTATTTTTGTCTATTACTTTAAGCAAACTATCATTGATTGTCTCTAACCTTGTGACTGCTGGATTTTCAGTAGGTTTTTTCTGACAACCCTTTACAACAAATATTGTCCCTATTGGTAAGGCAGCAATACCCAGAATCATTGCAATTTTTCCTATTGTGCTTTTTTCCATCTTGTTATGTGTAAGTTTTTATTTAAGGGTCTGATTTTTACATACACTCCATCTCCTGATCTAGAGTCTCTAGAACCGCTGTCATTAGTGTTTCCTTCTATAGTTCTTACAGAATACTTACCTACAGCATCTACAATCCCTGTATGACCTATAGCCTTATACCTTCCACTATTCTTAAACTTATTATAAGAAAGTGTCATTACAAGTACATCACCGGGCCTAAATTTTTGGTAAAACTTACCATTGGTATAGATAACATCCTTTCGATTGTATGCAGTAGGTGACCAACCTGTAATGGTACTAGGAACATTACATTCATCAAGCATAGCTCTTACAAAAAAAGCACACCACGCATAGCCGGGTTTCCACCCAACATCTGCCATCATTTTCTTTAGTCCCCTATCAGTAAATCCTCTATTATTTCCACCTTTTTCTCTTACTCCAACATAAGAGTTGGCGGTAACTCTGACACAGTAACCGTCATTAGCAACCACACTATAAAGAGGAATAACACTAAGAATGAGAAGTAAACAAATAGATATAACTTTATTCTTTGCCATACATCTAGTTCATTTTTAATTTTTTCTTTAATTTCAGTAGAGTAGAAGTATCTCTGCAAGCTCCTAAAGTTAAAGTTGATCCCTAAGAATACAACAAAGTTTGCAAAGATCAGGATTAGTGCAGCCATAAATACTATTTGGATATACTCTGTAGAAATTAGAGCATCCCCAAAATATTCATAGCCGTATCTTCCTGCAAGGAAAAAACCTAGGAATGCGAGTGGAACACTCCACACTCCATCATACATCTGTAAGTATCTAATTATTTTTTTCATCATAAAAAGTAATTTGGTGTTGGTAATCCAGGATCAATATAATTTTCTGAAATATTATCTCCCCCAGCATCATCGGGAAGACCTCCGTTTACACTTAAAACTTCTATTCTATATGGAGTTGTTGCCCAATCTTGTTGTGGGGGTACATCCTCCCAAAGTGTTTCAAAAATAAGATACTCCTCAGATAAAATAGTTTTTACAATTTCATACTCAAACATATCTCTTCCTACAAATCCCTTTTTGTATCTAAAGTTATAAATAGGGTCAGCACCTACATTTTGAAACTGATATCTAATTAATGGAAGCGCAGATTCAGCATCAATAGGAATTTGTGTAATCTCTACACCTAGATTTAAACCCGTAGGAGGTTGAGGTGGCGCTATAACTAAAATATTCTGAAAAGCAGTATTATCTAAAGTGTAGGTTTCGCCACCAATACTTGTTGCGTTTACACCTAAATAATAGTTTCCACTTAAAGTATTTGGTATGGTAAAGGTTTGCTGCCCCTGGTATTTATAATCATTGGCTGGTATAGTTACAGAAAAACTTGTTATCACACTATCAGAAATATCGTAAACAATATCTGTTGAATAAAATATTGTAACAGTCATTGTTTCTGGTGCAGCAAGAGTAATGTTTGTAAACAGGTTGTATGAAAGAGTATATTCATCTCCAGCATTTACGATACCAGGCCCACTTACAGAAACTCTAAGATTAGGTGTAACACCTGGTCCTGGATCTATTTGACCAGATGTTGCATAGAGAACAGCTGCATAAGCATCTACCATTCCCCAGCCTGTCTCTAATGCTTTTCCTGGTTCTCCCGGAATAGCATTATAGTCATACGGTCCTATTTTACTACATGTAAGCTGAATAGCTTCTTTAATACCATTTGCCGATAAACCCGGATTTGAAGCAGCTACAAGAGCTACAACACCAGAAGTAATTGGTGTTGCTGATGATGTTCCTCCAAATAAAGTTGTATCATTAACGGTATAGCCACCAAAGGTGACACCATCACCTCCTAATATATCTGTTCCAGGAGTTTGCTGACCTGGGGCTGCCGCAAAAAGTTTATTACCCCAGTCAGCCCAGTTAGTTCTGATATAATTTCCTCCATTAAAAGCAACGGCAGTAATTGACAAAGCCCCATCATATGATGCAGGTAAAATATTTCTATTTGGTGGTGCAGCGCAACCTCCATTACAGGGACCGTTACCAGCAGCAGCTACAACTAAAGTACCTAAACCTAAAGTATTAGTAGCTGCGTTACCACCTCTTCCATATAGAAGAGCATCTGTAATGGCATCTTGACTTGCTTGTTGATATGAGCCTCCACCAAAAGAACATGAAATTGCTACACATTCTGGTTGAGATATAGCGTGATTTATGCCTTGTACAAAAGCACTTCCTGATTGAGGAAAAAATCTACTATAGATATATACAAAGCTTACTTTTGTATAATAGGGTGATACACCTGTAGTGTTTACTCCATTATTAATTGCGGCAATTTGACCTACACAAGGTGTACCGTGATTATCTCCACCACTACCAGGTGCCGAATTATAAGGATAAACATTGTCCGCAGCTTGTGTTGTAACAGCTATATTAAGATTGTTTATAGTTTTTCCAGCTAAGTCAGGGTGAGTAGTATCGCATCCCCAGTCCATTACACATACAATATTATCTTGGGCTGGAGGAGCCTCATCAATCAAATCCCACGCTTCTTGACATCTTAATGCAGGTAACTGCCATTGTTCTGAATATGTATAATCTATACCAAAGGGTACAATATCTATGATTGTATCCTGCTGAATAGAATAAAAAATACCAGAATCTATTACTTTACTATGAAAATCATTAAATGTAGTATGCCTAGGTAAGCCTACAATCATAACTCCCGTAATGTCATACTTTTCATAGACATGTATTTTCTCTTTTTCACAATAAGCAACAGCATCTTCCATTGAGAGTGTTCTCATTATTGCTTTATCGACAGGAACACCATACTTAATATCTCCCATTTGATAAGTGTGAGATACTTTAGTTTTATTGGGTATTACTGGTTTCCTGTCCTTAAATACAATAACATTAGCCTCATCATAATAAATCTTTACGTTCCTTTTAGTTTTGTTTTTGTTAAAACTAGCTCGGTCTGTAAATTTTACTGCATTATAAGTATACCTCATCTTTGAATAAGTATTGATGCTTCATTATTAGCCACATTTGTATCTGCTACACCATTTACTTGGGTGATTTTAATGCGGAATGTGTTAGGCAAAGTACCCCACATAGTTGAAGGGAATACAGAACTCATTGATCTGCTTGTACCCGGCTTGTATGTTTCTGTTCTAGTCCAAGTGCTTGTAGGTCTACCATCAAATCCAACAGTAGCCTTCAGATTAAGAACATCAACATTTCCTGCATTTGTAAATGTATATCTGATTCTTACTCTTGTTGCATCAAGAAACTCGTAGCTGTCAATTCTTACAGCAAGATCCACACCCTCTGTTGGAGCAGGAGGAAGTGTAACATTGATAGATGTCATTGCTACATTGTCATTCTCATTAGTTTCCTGAACAAAATTATTAGGATCTATTGTAAGAACAAACTGGCATACACCGCTGAATGTATTAGGCACGGTGTAAGGAATAGTTGCAGACACAGAAGTTTGGCCAGCAATGATTGTTACATTACCAGTATAGAAATTCAGACTTGCGTTATCTGCACGTTTAAATGATAACAAAACTGGAATTACAGTGTCTGTAGCAACTGGCTTATCTGCAATTACAGAGTAA